ATGATTTAACCCTCCGAAAAATGAAAGGGGGTCGCGCCCGTGAGCGTGGAGGAATCATTCGACAAGTCGGTGAACGCCGCGATCGAGGCGGGCATCCTCGACGCGGAGGCCCACGGCGCGGCAATCGAGGCGGCGCGCAAGCTCGCGCAGATGATGGACGGCTCCGAGTGGCCGATGGTCAACGGCAAGCTCGACAACGTCTCCCCCGGCGTGTTCCTGAAATACTGCGCGGCGCTCGGGATAGTCCCCGGCGAGGCCGTTGCGAAGCAGACGAAGCCCGCCTCGAAGGAACCCGCGGGCCGCGTGACCATGACCTCGATGGTCGGCAACTCGAAGTGGAAGCAGAACCGGGCCTCCAATGGCTAAGGGCAGCGAGCAGCCGCGCATCTACACGCCGCCGCTGCGCGAGCTGACCCCTGACACGACGCTCGGCTACGAGCTTGTGGAGTTCGCCGAGGACGTACTCGGCCTGACGCTCATGCCGTGGCAGCGGTGGCTCTTCATCCACGCCCTGGAGACCGTTGACGAGCCGGACGGCTGGCGGCTGCGGTTCCGCAACGTCATCGTCTTGGTGTCGAGGCAGAACGGCAAGACCCTGATGGGCTGCGTCCTCGCGCTCTACTTCCTCTACATGATGGAGGCGGGGCTGGTGCTCGGCACCGCCCAGGACGTGAGCAACGCCGAGGACACGTGGGCCATGTGCGTCGAGATGGCGCAGGCCAACCCGACCCTCGCCGAGTCCATCAAGCACATCTGGTACACCAACGGCGCGAAAAGGCTGCAACTGGAGGGTGGCCGCGACTACCGCGTCAGGGCATCCAACCGCAGGGCGGGACGCGGCAAGTCCGCCGACCTCGTGCTGCTAGACGAGCTGCGCGAGCATCAGACGTGGGACGCTTATTCGGCATTGAGCAAGACCGGCATGGCCCGCAAGAATGCCCTGCTGTGGTGCATGAGCAACGCGGGCGACGGCACCTCCGTCGTGCTGCGCCACTTCCGCCTCCGGGCGCATGCGCAGCTCGGAGACCCCGACGGCATCGTCGCGGCAACCGGTGACAGCGAGACGCTGGATGCCGACGAGGGCAGCATGCTCGGCATCTTCGAGTGGTCGGCCCCTCCGGACGCCGACAAGAACGACGAGCGGGCATGGGCGCAGGCCAATCCATCGCTCGGGTACACGATCGAGGCATCGACGCTGCGCGCCGCATGCGCCGACGACCCCGAGGACGTTTTTAAAACGGAGTGCCTCTGCCAGTGGGTCACGGCCACCGTGGCCCCGCCGTTCCCCGTGGGGGCGTGGGAGGCCGGGAAGGACGCGGCCTCCGAGATAGCCGGAAGCTCCCCGCTGTGGTGGGGCATCGACGTGTCCGCCGACCGTGGGAAATCCTCTATCGCCGTCTGCGGCAAGAGGGCGGATGGCAGGTGGCACGTCGAGCTGGCCGAGTACCGGGGCGGCACCGGCTGGCTCGTGGACTGGCTGCGCAACGCCGCCCCGACCTACACGGGCGGCATGAAGGTCGCGCTCCAGTCGAGGGGCGCGCCGGTCTCCTCGATGGCCGAGGTCATCGCCGCGATCGACGGCGTGGAGGTCATCGAGTGCACCGGCAGGGACGTTGCCGGATGGGCCGGGCGCATGTGGGATTCGGTCGCCGCCTGCGACCCGGAGTCAACGAGCGACGCGGAACCCGTGATGCACCGGCCCCAAGCGGCCCTCGACCTAGCCGCCAACATAGCCGCCACCCGCCCGATGGGCGATGGAGCATGGGCGTGGGACCGCAACAAGTCGTTGGAAGACATCAGTCCTCTGGTCGCATGCACGATGGCGCTGGGAGCCGCCACCGCGGCGGAGAAGGCCCCGGCGGCATACGAGAGCGTCTACAACACGAGGGGGGTCATGGTCGTATGAGGCATGCCGTCTACTGCGCGACCCGCAACCTCTACGCAGACATGGAGACCGCCGCGAAGTCGCTCGTGGCCAACTCCGACGTGGACGTGGTCCATTTCGTCATCGAGGACGCGGAGTTCCCGCGCCCTCTCCCGGACATCGTGCAGTGCCACGACGTGAGCGGGCAGGCGCTGTTCCCGAAGGACGGCCCGAACTACCTCAAGCGGTGGACGTGGATGGTGCTCATGCGCGCCGCGCTCCACCGGGTGCTCCCGGACGTGGACAGGGTGCTGTCGCTCGACTGCGACACGATATGCACCGGCGACATGTCGCCCGTCTGGGACCTGGATATCGATAACTGCTACTTCGCGGGCGTCCCCGAGCGGTGGGCGCTCGACCGGCCCGGCCTGTTCTACTGCAACGTGGGCGTGGCCTATTGGAACCTCGGCCTCCTGCGCGAGACCGGCAAGGGCGACGAGATAATCGACGTGCTCAACGTGCACGAGTTCGCGTGGCCCGACCAGGACGCGGCGAACTACCTGTGCCAGGGCTTCATCGGGCGGATGCCCACGGGCTTCAACTCCTGCCCGTTCGTCATCCAGGACGGCACGCCGCAGCGCCTCGTGCATTACGCGGCGCGCAACGACTGGAGAAACGAGCCGGAGGTCAGGTACTACCGCACCATGTCATGGGCCGAGGCGATGCGGCGATGAGCGCCGTGCTGTTCGTCTCGAACCACAGCCTGGAACGCGACGAGAACCTGCGCGCCGTCTGGGATGCCTACGACGGCCCCAAGGTGTTCATGCGCGGCGTTGACAACGTGGCCGGGGTTTCTGGCAAGTACCCCGTCGTGGTGTGCGACACGCTCATGCCGTTCGACCCCAACAAGCGATACATCGCCGTGAACATCGGCCACGGCGTGACCGGTGGCAAGCTCTACGGCAACGACGAGCAGCGCGCCGGCATCGACCCGCGGGCATTGGCTCAAACGGACTACGCCATCAGCACGTCCAAGGCGATGGTGCCGATCGTGGCCCGTCAGTTCGGCATCCCCGAGGAACGGGTGCTCCCGTTCGGCATGCCGCGAACCGACTGGTACGCCGGCAAGCAAAAGGGCGATGGAGGAACGCTGCTGGCGGACTACCGCCGAGCCTACCTCTACGCGCCGACCTTCCGAGGCTCGAATGACGGGGACAGGCTGCCGCGCATCGACTGGGCGCGGGTGGACGGGTTGCTGGAGGATGACGAGGTTCTGGTGGTCAAGCGCCACTACTACACGCGTGACGCTCTGGTAGACCGTCAGTGCGAGAAGGTCGTCGAGGTTTCATACGACGAGCCTTCCGCTGCCTATCTGATGGACTGCGACGTGATAGCTACCGATTATAGCAGCATCGTGCTCGATGCCTACATCCTCGGCAAGCCGTCCGTCCTGCTCGTGGATGACATGGAGGCATACCTGCGAAGCCGCGGCATGTATCTCGAATACCCCACGGGCTACGGCTCCCGATGGCTTAGGGCCGAGGGCAACGAGCAACGTTGGGTGGAGCACATGAGGGCGGCGGTCGTGACCGGCATGCGCGGCAACGAGAAGCGATGCCGGGAGGTCACCGCCGACAGGTGCGACGGCCACTCCGCCGAGCGCGTCTGCGAGCTGATCGAGAGGCTGACATGAGCGTACTGATAGCCGTCCCGACATACGAGACGATCGCCACCGAGTGCTATAAGTCCCTGTGGGAGCTGGACGGGGCGGGGCATGAGCTGATGTTCGACGCCGTGAAGGGCTACGACTGCGCGCTGGCACGCATCAAGGCATGCGAGGCCGCGCAGCAGTACGGCGTCGAATGGCTGCTCATGGTCGACTCGGACACCGTCCTGCCGCCCGACGCACTGGCGAACATGCTGGAGCATGGCGCGCCGGTGGTTCTCGGGTACTACCAGAGCAAGCCCCACCGGAAGGGCGAGACGTGCATCTGGAAGGCCGGGGGCTGGGCGAGCCGCTACCGAGCCGCCGAGTTTCACGCGCTCGAATCCGAGGGCGTGACAGCCGTGAGGGTCTCGGGCGGCGGGCTGGGGTGCTCCCTGCTCCGCGTCCGCACCCTCGACGGCGTACCCAAGCCGTGGTTCCGCTGGGTCGTGGAGGCCAACGGCTCGGAGACCGGCGAGGACATCTACTTCTGCAAGCAGCTCAACCGTCTCGGCGTGCCGATAATCGCCGACACGCGCGTCGCGTGCGGGCATGCCTACCGCACGCTGCATCAAGTCTAGGAGGGGGATGCCGATGGGCGTTTTCCGCAACGTTAGATCGCTTTTCCGACCCGCGCCGGTTTACGTCTACGGCGGGGACTACGGCGTGGCCGTCGCCAACATGGACGCGGCCGAGCTGTACCGCACGCAGCCCAACCTGCGCGCCGCCATCAGCTTCCTCGCCGACAACGCGGCGCAGGTGCCGCTGAAGGTGCACGAGCGGGCGGGGCAGAACGACCGCCCGAGGGTCACCGACTCCGCCGCCGCGCTGCTGTTGCAGCATC